CAATGCGCGAAACATATCGCGTCGCAATTGCCATCTGGTTGGAACACTTCCACAACGTCTTACGTCCTATCGTCGACGCTGTGGTTGACCCAGCTGCTCTATTCCATGATTGGGTGCTCACCGGTCCGAAGAAACTCCTCAAGAAACGACCGTTTGTCGACGTGATTCACAATGGGCGTGCATTGCACCCCACCCTTGTGAAGCAAGTCGAATACAAATGTAAGGGGGGGGAGATTCTTAAGAGACTGGCATATTTGCGTGCCGTAGGGGATTTGACCACCCCAGGGTCACTAATGTGTGGTTTTTATATGGATATGGTTAAGAAGGCATTTGAAGCTCCGTTCGATTATAACGACGGACGCGCATGCTTTGTGAAACCTAATTTGGAGAAGTTAAGGGAAGTTTTTACGCATCTCATAGAACCGGATCGATTCGTTCGGTTTTTCTTATTCAGTGATGACAGTTGTATCGCAGTCCGCTGTGTCGATGGCATTTTCCGTGCCAATCTGGACATAAGCAAGTGTATGGATCGAATTTCGATCCTGTCTTCGAGTTACTGAAAGAGGCTATGTGTGTGCATGACTACTGGAACCCCTATATCGCTGGAGCCTTTCTCCAGCTTGCTTTACCAATGATAATCCATAACCCAGAAGACTACGCAGAAGCAGTTAAACTGATCCCGACCGGAATGTTCCTATTCTCCGGTTCAACTCTAACGACAGCTGTGAACAACATGGCAAACACATTGATCTTTATAGCAATTATGACACATTTAAATCGCGGGATGACGAAGGCTGAAGCGTGCGAAGCCATCCGAGTAGCGGCCCGAAGTGTGGGATACATTGTTAAAGTCGATGTCTGCGACGAAATACAACAACTTCAGTTTCTGAAACATTCTCCCGCAATAAACGACGATGGAAATATTGAGGCATATTTGAACATCGGAGTTTGGTTGAGGAATTTCGGAAGATGCAAGGGGGATCTGCCGTCGCGGAAGGGAGAGAACTTTGACTCCCGGGTAAACAAGTTCAATAGTGAGGTGGTGCGATCGCGCATTCATGCTGGCAACCATGCCATACATGATGCGTTCCTCACTAAGGTAATCGCTCGAGACGAGGTCACCGCTAAGTTCGTCGCCAAGGCGAAAAGCATGACAGAGGATATAGAGGGTGAACAGTTGGGACGGGTGTCTACTGAACAGCTAGCGTTGAGATATGGGGTGCCTACCAGTTGCATCGACCATTTCTGCGCTCTAGTCAGGGAGGCTGGACCGGGACAACTGCTCGCACACCCGTTTGTCCGTGTCGTGATGCGTATGGACTACGGCTACGAGTAGTAGCACTTCCACAATGGCGTGGGGTTGTGAGGG